GTGAACAAGACCGAACTGATTGAGCACATCGCAAAGAACGCCGATATTTCCAAAGCAGCTGCCACCCGCGCGCTCGAATCCACCATCGGCGCCATTCGTACCACGCTCAAAAAGGGCGGCTCCGTTTCGCTCGTCGGTTTCGGCACTTTCGCAGTAGGCAAACGGGCCGCCCGCACCGGCCGGAATCCCCGCACCGGCGACGCGATTAAAATCAAGGCAGCCAAGATTCCGAAGTTCCGTCCGGGCAAGGCGCTGAAAGACGCGCTGAACTGAGGCTAGACTCGGAGAGTATTCCGGTGGGGTGCTTAGCTCAGTTGGTAGAGCGGCGCCCTTACAAGGCGTAGGTCGGGGGTTCGAGCCCCTCAGCACCCACCACCATGAATGCAATGAAATCAAGGGCTTAGAGCGATCTAGGCCCTTTTTCTTTGCCTGTATCGCCCATTTCTAGGGGAGCCAAAAGGAGCCTCTGCCAACCAAAAAGAGCCACCTGCCAGCCGCGCGAATCGCGTAAAGTGCGTAGCTTCACGGTGCAAAAGACGGAGCGGTTATGGCGGGGAAAAGGCAGCGGCCCAACGGGTGGGAATACGTCATCAAGCGGGCCGGGCTACTCGACAAGCCGATCTATCTCACGTTTGCCGATGAGAAGGAAGGCGACGCCTTCGTCGCTCGCACGGAGAAACTGCTCGACAAGGGGATCATCCCGACAGAGCTACGCGCACCGTCGCGCATCGACACCATCGCCGATCTTGTGCGCGAGTACGAGCGCGACGCGCATCCGAAGGAGAAGGATCGAGGCGCCCTCGGGACGATCATCGCGGCGAAGGGCACCACGCGGCTAGCCAGCATCGATGCCGGATGGGTGGATGACTGGATCTCCGAAATGAAGCGCGTGGACAAGCTGAAGCCGGCAACCATCCGGGCGAAGGTTGGAGCATTGGCGCGCTGTACGGATTGGGGCATGCGAAAGGGGCATCTTTTGTTGCCCGATCATCCCTTGCGAACACTCCCCGATGGCTACGCCCAGTACACGAAGACGGACGCAGCAATCGCCGGCGAGGCGCGCGTCGATGAAGAGCGCGACAGGCGGCTTGAGCCTGGCGAATTTGAGAAGGTCTCGGCCGTGATCGTAGCCGGCGTGCTGCCGCGTAAACAGCGTCCGCTTGCTCTGGATGACCCGAAGGCCTTGTGGTGCATGTTCGTGCTTGCTGTTGAGTCGGCAATGCGGATGCGCGAGATGTTCACGCTGACGCTGGATCAGGTGGACCTTGCAAAACGCACGGTGTTCCTCGACAAGACCAAGAACGGCGACAAGCGCCAAGTTCCTTTGTCGAGTGTCGCGATGGCGACTCTAACGGCCTATCGCGATCTACGGGTGGCCGCGGGGGTCAAGGGGGGTGATGTGTTTTTTCCGTGGTGGGATGGCGACACCAGTTCAAAAAAACTTGGCAAAACCTCTGACTATCTTTCGAAGCTCTACATCGGGATCTTCGAGGCGGCCAAGTGCCCGGGCCTAAAGTTTCACGACCTGCGCCACGAGGCGACGAGCCGTCTTTTCGAAAAGACGACTCTCTCGGAGACGCAGATCATGAAGATCACCGGGCACAAGTCACACCGCATGATGATGCGGTACGCGAACCTACGTGGCAGCGACCTGGCTGCGCGCCTTTGGTGAGCGCAGCGGCTGGCGCATGCGCCGCGCGGTCTCGTTGACGATCTTGCGCTCGATGTAGTCGAGCACGTCTTTTGTCAGCATCACCCATGCGCGCCCGATCTTGGCAGCGCGGATGTCGCCGCTGTTGATTAGGTCGAGCACTGTTTTCGGATGCACCTTGAGCAGCTCGGCCGCACCGAGCACGTCAACCGTGAGGTTCACTTGGCGAGTCCTTTCGCCGCTCCTGGTGGCTCGACAGTCGCGAATGGTGTCCCCTCGTGTCCCCTCGAAGGGCGGGCTACCATCCGCGCAAATCGAGGAGAAGCGAAATGCCTGCTGTTGCCGAATATTGCCTTGTTGGAATCGACTGGTGGCCCCTCTGCATGACAAAAGCAGAATGGTCGGGTTGGGTGCAAGCGATCTTCTCGGTTGTCGCCATCGCTGCGACGGGAATCTACATCTACTGGCAACACAAAATGGAGCTTGCTCGTAGCCGCGGAGACGACGCGAGCCGCCGCCTCAGGCGTCTTGACTCCATAGTTGAGCTCACCTTCGCGAATTCCCTGTTCGTCCGCTATGTCGCACTTCAGTTCAAAGATCGGCAGTCTATCGACGACGTTCGAGAGGGGCGCGCCGGACTTGATGTGTCCGAAATCGACGACCTTGGCAATTTCACGGCGTCCATTCCATTGCACGATCTCGACGATGCGGTGGTTGTTCGGCGTGTATTGCTTGCGACTCAGAACGCTCGCGCTGCGAGAAACATGGTTCGACGAGCCATGCGCGACTTTCGCGGACTGAGTGCTGACTCTTTCACAAACATCGCGGCGACAGTGAATGAGTGCGCCAGGCAATGCGAGGAGAGCTACAAGGTTCTCGACCAACGAGCGACGGACTATGCACAGCAAGAGGGATTGGAGAGGGCTATCAAGCAGCAAATGACCAATCCGCAAATTGCAGCGGTAAATGGCAAATAGGCGCGTACTCATGCGTCTCCTTCGCAGGCCTGTTTGCGCATGCTCTGTTTTGAAGCCGCAGGACGGTTCCACTCAGGCATCAACATGCTGCGTCCGCCGATGTGGAAACTCATCTCGTTGCGATCAAGCCCAAGTTCGCGTGCGATGAAGAGCGACAGCACCTCGGCCTGAAGCTGGCGCACGTCGTGGGCATTGGTGATGACGGCCTCGGGATTGAAGCGGCTACCGTCCGTTGCGCTGATGTGTGCGCCTTCTGCTGAGCCGTCGTGTCCTGGCCGGATGACTTGCCAGAGCACGGCATCAGCCATGCGCAGCGCGTGAGCTTCGTTGTCGAAACGCACGTCAGTGACCACGAAGCGAGTCTCACCAGCGCGGCGGTAGTCGGCGAGGCGCTTGATGAGCTGCGCGGTCCAGTAGCGCGGCGACTGCGCGCGACGGTACTCGGTTCCCCACCATTGCAGGATCTGCCGCGGGCTGCGTGGTTCGTCGAGCCACGCGTCGCTGAGCGGCGTGCGGTGGTCCGGCGCGGCTGCGCTCAAGGACAGGATCACGGCCGCGAGGAAATCGTGCGACGCGCGGCGCATGCGAAGCGCAACCGTCGGGACGTTCTTCAGATGCGGGTTGCTGAGGTCGGAGAGCGAGAGGTCGAATGCATTCGCCACCTCGCCGCGCAGCGCGTCAGCGAAGGCGAGTTTGCGAAAGCGCGCATGCGCGACGAGCAAGTCGGCGACGGTGTCCTTGCCGACTCCAGCGTGACCAGTGAGCGCGAAGAGATGGTGAAGGGCGGGCCGATTCACCGGCGGTGTGAGAGTGTTCATGTGTCCGGGTCGTGGGGGGATGGGCTACGCGGTTTGAGCGGCAGCAGGGGCGCGTGCGGGCAGCAGCTCGCACGAAGAGATGGCGGCGTGCGTTTCCGGCGACATGGCGCCGGGCATCGCGCGTGGGTTGGAGAGCACCAAGCGCAGCGCATCGCCGGCTTTGAGGTCTCTGTGCTGCGCACGCCACGCCGCGGCGGCCGGGCCAACCCAGCGCGTGACGTAGACCTCGACCGCGCGCGGCCCTTGGTTGTCGATGAGGCGCATCTTCAAAACGAACTCGCCTTGATCGGACGTGTGTTCGCTCACGGCGGGGCGTCCGGGGCGGTCCTTGCCAACGAAGAAGACGCCGGTTGTCGTGGTCGTCATGGTGTGCTCCAGCCATAGACGCACATCGCGGCCAACACGATGGGCAGGACGATGAAGACCGCCAGCGCGGCAGCTGTCGCGAGGAAGCCTGGAGCGGGCGCGACAGGTGATGCCCTCATGAGGCCAACGCCGGTGTCTTGGAGCGAGGTCGAGCGCATGGCCGGCCTTTCAGAAGGGGCAGCGCAGGGCAGGGCGCCCGCGCGTGGTCAGGACGATTTCGAGCGCGATCTCTGTCACCTCTTCGTCAGAGGCGCCGTGTCGGCTCGCGAGCAGTGCCGCACTCATCGGGTTGCGCTCGCAGAACGGCGAACCCGGGCGGTGCTCGTAGTGATAGCCGCCGCACCGGCACAGCCGATGACCGGTTTCGCGCAGGTGCTGCGTGAACAAGCCATGGCTGCGCCGCCGCGTGCGGCACTCGGGGCAGCGGAAGAGGAATGCCATCAGGCAGCACCCCCTGCGGCCCGCAGCGCGTCAATGCGCGCGCGTTCGAAGGCTTCGATTTCTTCCGACAGCGAGGGGTGCTCGCTCGACAGGAAGCCGACCACGTAGTGCCAGTTCAGATGCCCGCACTCCTTGCCCGACTTCATCGCGCGAACGAGGGCCTGAGCTGCGGTCGTGCGCCGCACACGGGCCGTCTTCATGCGTCACCTCGCGCGGAGAGGTTGAGCGCGTCAATCTCGCCGTTGAGTGCGCGGGCACGCTCTGCAAATGCGACGGCCATCGGGTGCGCCGGGGCGTCTTCGATGTAGGCCTCGACGGTCGCGTCGGAGATGCCTGGCAGGCTGATGCTGCCGAGCTTCAGCGCCTTGTCGGCGAGCGGCACGCCCATGGCCTGCCACGTCGAGACGCTAGCGGCGGGGCAGCGGTAGAACGCCTGGCGGCGGCGGCCGGTCGTGCGAATCCAGATGTCCACGCGCGCCGAGCGCGTCGCAACGTAGCCCGGCGCTACGCGGCTGCTCGTGGCGTGGTGAGCTTGAACGCGGGCCACGTCTTCAGCCCTCGATGCGGGTCGCGTCGATCACCGGGCAACCCGTGACTTGCTGTGCGATGTCGAGAGCCTGCTCGGCGTTGGCAGCGAGGAACTGCACGAACGGCGCGGCGCCAGTATCCGAGGGGTTCAGGTGGCCGAGGGCGTCGCGCGGCGTGTAGCTGCAGCGATAGCGCCGAGAGGCGCGGTCTGAGGAGTCGGTTCCATGCTTCAACTTGGTCTTTCGTAAGTTTGCTGACGACAGATTGTAAGCAGGCTAACGATCAACGGCAAGTGAGCTAACTGAAATTTAGTGTGCTGACGAAAACGAGATATGCCGAAGCTTTCCCTGCGCGTGATGCCGCGTTTGGCGGAAGTTCTGGCCGAGCTATGAAATTCGGGCTATAAAGGAGGCGGTGGGCCGAGTTGCGCCCTCCTCCAATTGCGTTATGAGCGCAGGACACAATGGGTGATGCCCTAGGAACGCCGTGCAACCTGTTGTGGGTTGCCGCAGTAGTTGCGTAAGTCCCGCTCGCTCTGATTTTTTGATAGCCCGCTAGCAGCGGGCTTTTTTGTGCCCGCTCTCAGCGGGTTTCGATAGCCCGCCTTCGCGCGGGCTTTTTTTTGGACAACACCATGCGCAAGCTTTTCAAGCTAGCAAAAAGGTGGGTTCCGCTCTTGGCCGGTGTTAGCACCGTGCTCAAGAACGTGGCCGACCTGATTGCAAAGCTCACGAACTAAGCCCGCGTGACCTGTCTGACTTCCTGATCTAGAAGCCAGGCTGTCGTCGCCAAGGAGCGTTCTGACAGTCAAGGCCCAAGCTCGCCCAAAATTTGCCGGAAGCGCGTATAGGCGCCCTGGCCCGGACGAAGGTCCGCGCCGGCTATACCTTCGCGTGCATCACACGAGATAGCTGTTTGCTGTACGCGCTCCAGTCCGCGGCTGACTCGGTGGGTATGCATCCGTCGTCGTAGAAGTAAATGACTTCGGGAGCGCCAGCTTTGTCGGCGATGACATTTACTGCAGCTTTGGCAACTGCCGCCACGGTTCTAGCGTGAAGTTTTAGCCGGGCGGGATGGGCGTCGTAGTCCACCCATTCTTTGCTCATTGTGCCGAGCGGCTTGTAGTTCCGGTTGAGGACGAGCCAGCGACCGTCGCTTGTCTTCTGGAGGCAATACGGCAGATGGGTGTGTGCAACAAATCCGATTGGCATAAGAGCGTTCCGAGCGTGCAAGAGAAGAATGACGCCGAGTATGCGGCTCGGCTTTTCAACTGCACTCGGGGCGACTACTAGGCCCCCGTCAGTCCGGCCGCCACTTGCTGGAGCTGACCACGGCCGCGACGGCGTGAATCGCTTCTATCTCCGCGAGGTCGAACGTCAGGCGCTCTTGCGTGTTGACGCTCAGAACCTCAACTGAGGAGCTTCGGCGCACCAAGAGCTCTTTAACCATCTTCCTGCCATCCCGAAGCTTCAACAGCACGTACTCGCCGGTTTGCGGCGTGCCGTTCGGCTCGACCAGGACATACCAACCGTCGCGGATCGCTGGGAACATGCTTTGCCCGCGGACGCGCAGTCCATAGGCGTTGGGATCTTCTGTCGCTATCTCGATGTGCCCATCTCCTGCGCCCACTACGGAGCTGATTTCCTCGTAATAGCCATCGCTCCCCATCTTGGCTGTGCCAACGATGGGAACGAACCTGGCTTGCTTTGGCCGACCCGCAAACTCGGGACCGTCTTGCGATGCCGAGCCGGCATCGACCTTTTTCTGTCCTTTGCCCTTCGCGAGCCACAAGGCGCTGAACCCGGTGAATCGCTCCAGCAACACAGCAGGCTCGATCTTCAGGCTCTGAGTTTCCCCGCTGAGCCACTGCGAGACAGCAGAGCTGGATACGCCTGCTTTCCCGCTGATCTCGCCCACGGTCCAGCCGGTCTCGCGGACCAGCTCCTGCATGCGTTCTTGAAGGGTGCTCATGTAAGTGTGATTACAACTTAAGGCGCTGTAAGTACCCTTTGATTGAATATGTAAGCGTGCTAACATGACGCTTATGAAGAAATCTCGCGCTCTTGAGTTGCTGGGCGGGTCCGTGGGTGCGGCGGCCAAATCCATTGGTCGCATCTCCTCGGCCGCCATCTCTCAATGGCCCGAGGATCTGCCGCCGCGCATCGAGGACCGGGTGCTTGCCGCGCTGGCCCGCAAGTACCTGCCGCCCGAAATGATTGGCGATGCAAGCGCGGCGGAAGGCTGCAGCGGTGGGGGTGCCCATGTGTAGCGCTCGGCGTGCAGGCGCACGCACTACGACAACCATCCCGACGACGGCCGTAGCACGTCTACGGCGGGCGAAAGCACGCGCTCGCACAGCTGCGCCATCGCTGCGCGCTGACGCAGCGCCTGCAGCCCTTGGGCGCCTGCGCTTGCCGTCGTTATCTCGATCCACGCCGCAATGCTCTCCCGGTTCAGGTCTGGTTCGACCTCCAGCAGTAGCACGAGCTGCTGCAGGAATTGCTCGATGGCGTCGATGCGCTCCGCCAGCGTCGGAGCAGGACTCGCATCTGCGTTTGCATTTGCGAGGCATTGGCTGTTTTTCTCTGAGGTCTGCATGAGAACGAATATCTCAATTGACGAGGCGCACGGCTATGGCGCCGATGAGCCTGTGCCCGCCATCCAGCGCGGCCACGATGCCGCCGCAGCGGCCTACGACACCGCGCACGGCTACGAAGGCGGCATCGATGCTCTCGCCAAGCGCATGGGCCACAACGTCAACACGCTGACCCACAAGGTCAATCTGCGCAACACGACCCATCACCTCACGCTGCGCGATGCCATCGAGATGCAGTGGCAGAGCCGCGATTACCGCGTCCTGCACGCCATGGCCGACGAGCTGGGCCATGTCTGCATCCGCTCGACGCCAGCCCATTCGGAAAGCGACCCGCTCGATACCTTGATGCGTCTGCAGATGGCGTTTGCCGACTACGTGCAGGCGCTCGGCGAGGCTCTGACGCGGCGGCAGGGCGGTGTATCGCGCAACCAGATGCGCAAGGCTGAGTACCACGCGGCCGAGACAGTCGCCAGCGTGGGACACGCGCTGGCGATGCTGCGCGACCTGATGCGGGAGGAACCGAAGGCATGAGCGCAGCGGTTCGACCTTGGCGGGGAGGGCACGCGACCCCATGAGCATCAAAGTCATGTCGATGGTCTTTGACCGCTATCCATCGGGTGGCATGGAGCGCTTGCTCGCGCTCGCGATGGCCGACCACGCCAGCGACGACGGCCGGCGCATCTGGCCTTCGGTGGATGAGTTGGCCCGCAAGACCATGCAGAGCCGCAGCAGCGTGCAGCGGCAGATCCGCCGGATGGTCGCCATCGGATGGTTGATTCAGGTCCGCTCCGCGACCGGGCGGCCGGGCATCACCAACGAGTACCGCATCTGTCCCGAATGGATCGAAGGCGGCGAAGTGCCCACACCAGAGAGGGGTGTCAATTTGACACCCCTCGACGATGAATCCCCAGCTGAAGTTATTCACACGGGTGTCAATCTGACACCCGTCTCAAGACCCGAGAGGGGTGTCACCACAGCCGCGAGGGGTGTCACCAGAGACGAGAGGGGTGTCACAGCTATGACACCCGAATCTTCAGAACCATCATTGAACCAATCCCCCCTACCCCCCGGCGGGGGGGCGAGCGGGTTCGATGAACTTTTCTCGATCTACCCGAACCACGACAACCGGGCAAAGGCAGAACGCCGATACCGCCGGCTCGCGCCAACCGCCGCGCTGCAGCAGACGATGCGCTCGGCCATCGAGGCCCAAAGGCTTGGCAAGAGGTGGACCAAGGACGATGGCGAGTTCGTGCCCGAGTTCGCGACCTGGCTTCGCAATGAGCGGTGGCGAGACGAGCCGCGTACTGTCGGCACCCATGCCGGCATCAGCGCCGATGCCAGCGACGACGCATGGCAGGAAACGCGCAGCGGCATTGATGCGAAGGCGCGCGCCCTCGGCCTCACCGCATGGGACGAAGCGGCCTTCTCGGTGGGCCGTGGCGAGAACTACATGGCGTTCACCGCACGGGTCAAGCGCGCCGCCGCGAAGGCAGGGGAGGCCGTATGCGCGTGAGCGTGGGCTTCAACGGCAGCGGCCTTGCGAGCGTGCAGTCGCAGCTCGCCAAGCTGTCGGGCCAGCAGGCCAAGCAAGCCTATGCCGATGGCCTGAGCGATGGCGGCTTCCGTGCGCGGCGGGAGTGGCAGCGCGAGATGCGCGAACAGTTCGACCGACCCACCGCCTACATCCTGAAGAGCGTGTACGTGCGCAAGGCCACGCCCGAGCGGCTGAGCGTGGAGATCGAGCCGACCTACGTCGGCGGCAAGGGCGTGGACCCGCAGAAGATCCTCCAGGCCCAAGAGTTCGGCGGTACGCGCCGAGACAAGCGCAGCGAGGCGGCGCTGCGCCGCATCGGCATCCTGCCCGCCGGCTATCAGACGGCAATCCCCGCCACGCCATTCCCGGGCAGCGACGACGGGCGCGGCAACGTGCGCGGTGGCTTCCTCGTGCGTCTGCTCTCGTACTTCCAGGCGATGGGAGAGCAGGGCTACAGGGCCAACATGACGGACAAGCGCAAGGCCCGTCTGCACAAGGGCACCAAGGACCGCGAGGGCGTGCGCTTCTTCATTGCATACGGTCGCCTTCGCAGTGGCCCGACCCAGCACCTTGCGCCGGGCATCTGGGCGGCAACAGGCCAAGACGGCTTCATCGTGCGGCCCGTGCTGATGTTCGTGCGCGATGGCAGCTACGAGTCCCGCATCAGCCGCGAGCGCGTGGCAGAGCGTGCCGACCTTCAGCCCTACATCGAGCGACGCATCCGCTACCGCATCCGAAAGATGGTGGGCGAATGACCAGAGCCATCGACATGTCGCCCATCGAGGCCGACCCCACGACGCGCCACCTCGGCGCATGGCCCAGGCCCAAGGGCACGGGTCCTTCCGCAGAGGTGGTCGTTACGGGTAATTCGAACCCCGACTTCGGACTGTTCGGTGGTATCGCTAAGGGGGTTAAGTGAAGGCCATCGAAGCAATGCGGCAGGCGATTTCGCAGGCCGAGTTCGGCGCGTGGGTCGGCATCAGCGAAGCGCGCGTGAGCCAGCTCATGGCCGAGGGCGTGCTCACGCGCGGCGAGACCGGCCACGAATGGCTCATCGCCTACTGCGAGCGCATGCGCGACATCGCGGCCGGCCGCGCGTCGTCGGAGACGGGCGGCCTCGACCTCGTGCAAGAGCGCGCGGCGCTGGCGCGCGAGCAGCGCCTCGGCATCGCGATAAAGAACGCCGTCGCCCGCGGCGAGTACGCGCCGATCACGCTCCTGGCCGAAGTGCTTGCGACCGCGAGCCAAGCCGTCTCCGAGCGCTTCGAGCAACTGCCCGGCCTGATGCGCAAGGTGTGCCCCGAGCTGCCCGACACCGCACGCGACAAGCTGATGTCGGCCTTCGCCGATGCGCGCAATCAATGGGTGCGCTTGACGAGTCGGCTTGTCGCCAAGGCCATCGTGCAGGTCGAGAGCGATGGCGACGACGACTATGGCGACGACGAAGAAGAGGACGTGTCGGAATGAGCCTGGCGCCCACCGAAACGCAACGTGCCATCGTCCAGGCGGTGAAGCTGGGCCTCGTGCCGCTCAAGATGGAGCGACCGCAGCCGCTGAGCACCTGGGCCGAAGACAACTTCTACCTGTCGCCCGAGGCCAGCCACACGCAGGGCGAATGGAAGGCCTACCCGTTCCAGAAGGGCTGGATGGATGCCTTCAGCAACGACGACATCGAAGAGGTGACCGTGCGCAAGGCCAAGCGCGTGGGCTACACGAAGACGCTGCTCGCCTTCATCGCCTACAACGCGGCGCACCGCCGCCGCAAGCAGGCGCTGTGGATGCCTACCGACGACGACCGCGACAGCTTCGTGAAGTCGGAGATCGAGCCCATGCTGCGCGACGTGGACGCCCTGAAGGCGGTCATCGTACCGGGCAAGGAAGACACGATGAAGCTCAAGAGCTTCTTCGGCTCCGTGCTGCACCTGCTCGGCGGTAAGGCCGCGCGTGCCTACCGCCGCATCACGGTGGCTGTCGCCGTGCTCGACGAAGCCTCGGCCTTTGACCAGAAGATCGAGAAGTCGTCGGACCCGATCACGCTCGCGCGCGGCCGGCTCGAAGGCGCACCGTTCCCGAAGCTGGTTGCCGGGAGCACCGTGCGCATCAAGGACTTCGACCACATCGAGACGCGCGAGAAGAACGCCGATGCGCGCATGCGCTATCACATCGTCTGCCCGCACTGCGATGCCGAGCACCCGCTGATCTGGGGCAGCAAGAAGGTGCGCCACGGCTTCAAGTGGGACTGCCATGACTACAACACGGTGCGGCATGTCTGCCCGCACTGCCACGAATCGATCACACAGGCCGACTACCTGCGCATCTGGGACACCCGGGCGATGTGGGTCAGCGAGTGCGGCCGGTATCGCTATGACCACGATCTGCACGTCTGGACCGATGCGCAAGGCGTCGTCATCCGCGCGCCTCGCCATGTGGCCTTCGTCGAGATGTGGAGCGGTTACAGCCCGCAGCGCGCGTGGTCGGACATCGTGCGCGAATTCCTCGAAGCCACGATCAAGGCGAAGGCAGGGGACACGGCGCCGCTCGAAGGCTTCGTGAACGAGACCCTCGCGCAGTATTGGGAAGCCGTGGTCGAGCGCGCCGACGAGCACGCGCTCTCGCGCCGGGCAGAGGGCTATCGCCGCTTCACGGTGCCGTATGGCGGCCTTGTGCTGGTCACTGGCGTGGACGTGCAAGACAACCGCTTCGAGCTGGTGACCTGGGCCATTGGTCGCGGCGAGGAAATGTGGTGCATCGATTACAGCGTGATCTATGCGAACCCAGCCGACGAGCGCGATTGGTCGCATCTCGATGCCTACCGCAAGACGATCTTTCAGCACGAGAGCGGGCAGGCGATGAAGATCGAAGCCATGGCCGTGGACACCGGCGGCCACTTCACGCACCAGGCCTACAACTACTGCCGCCAGCGTGAACGCGAACGGGTGTTCGCGGTGCGCGGCGATCCGCAGCCCAGCAAGATGGTGAAGAGCAAAGCCACGGTGCAAGACGTGAACTGGGGCGGGAAGATCATCAAGCGCGGCGTTCGCCTTTGGTATGTCGGCACCGACACGGCGAAGGATCTTATGTATGGCCGCCTGTGCGTCGAGAAGAGGGGGGCTGGCTTCGTCCACTTCAGCAAGGATCTACCGCCGGAGTTCTACACACAGCTGACCTCCGAGGCGCGCGTGCCGCAACGCGTGGCCGGCGGCGAGGCCTATCGCTGGATGAAGTCGCCCGGTGCGCGCAATGAAGCGTTGGACTGCACCGTCTACGCGATCTTCTGCACCCACATGCTCGGGCTGCACCTCTACACCGGAAAGATGTGGGAGCGGTTGGAGTCCATCGTGCAGCCGCCGAACGGGGATCTGTTTCGCGTGGAACAACCGGAAGAGGTTTCACCGGCCGATGTTCCACGCGAAACGCAATCGGTTGAGCAGCCCTCGGAGCGGGCAGACGCCGAGCCGAGCGCAGTGCCGACGAACCCACCGCTACCGCCTCCCGCGCCGCCAGCACCGGCACCGCCGTCCGCCGCACCCACGAAGCCGGCACCGCCGCGCCGAACCGTTCAACGTCCCTCCCGTCAATCCTTTCCCGCTAGATCATGGTGAACATCACGAACCAAAACGACATCGTTCTCGACATCCTCGGGCGAGTGCAGGAAGCGCTTGCCGAAGCCAAAGGCGAGCTGACGCCCGAGCTGGTGAAGGGCGTAGAGGCGAGCATCCGGGCGGACTGGGGCGGTGACCGCGTGTTCATCGCGAAGCGCCGCGGGGAGGGGCACGGCAACCGGAACAGCCGCATCTTCAGGGACTATCTGGCCGGTGAGCGGGTGAAATTGCTTTCGCGGCGGTACGAGCTTTCTGAGCGTCAGGTGCTGCGGATTGTTAAATCACCTTCAAACTGAACTGACTCCTTGCGTGGCGCAGCGAAACCGAAGATGGGCTCGTACTGAGAATCTCAAGTTCCCGCGATACGTGCTATCAGTTGACAGCTGAGTCAATGCAGACGGAGCGGCGGAGTGCGATGTCAAAAAATCGCAGTACAGTGCACTCCATAGAAAAATTGGAAACAAGGAGGGGCCCGTGCATCGCACAGAATTCGCGGAACGCTTGGTGTCAGGCTTGTCGGGCTGGTTTCAGCAGCTGGCCGCACAAGAGTTGCATTTGCAGGTCGGCGAGGACGCCGCCAGAGTGGAGTTGGTCAGAATGATCAGCGCGCAACGTGCTTTCATTCCAGAGACCTCAAAACGTCCACTTGGTTGGCCAAGCCGTGAGATTGATGTCGCAGTCTTGGGGCGGCGAACAGGTGCTGGAGGTTGGTATGGGGCAATCGAGCTAAAGTGGCCCGGCACCGCGAATGCGGTCTCTGCCGTTCGTCAAGACATCGTTCAAGATGCTCTACGAGTCGCCTTCTCGCCCACCTCAAACATGAATGCCAAGTTTGTAATCGTAGGAGGTAGCGCCCCAGCTATGGATCGCCTATTCGATCAGGCGCACCCGCAGTCAGCTACTGCTGAAAGCCAACGAGTCAAATTTGTTCAATTGTTCTCGCGGAATCTAGCGTCACCAGATCGGCAGTTGACAAATAAGGCCCTTTTGTCGGCGTTTCCGGCGGCACTTGGCCGCATACATCCGAATGTTACGAACGGATGGAAGAGGCGCTTCGCAACGTCATTGGTCGCGATGGCTGAAGCACGCGTAGGCACGGCCGTAAAAGGACAGGCGTTCGTTTGGCAGTGCGCCAAGTGATTCCTAGATGCTCGATTTTGTAAACATCCGGACGGCATTCAACGTTGTGCCGCAGTGGCCCGAACGGTCATTGAGCATGAAATTCCGCCGGAACGTTGCCTTCTCTGCTTGGCACAGCAGGATCCGCCAGTACCCCAAGCTCTCGTTTCACGACCTTCCACTCGTTTGACAGAATCACCTGCAGTGCCTCGACTGCCTCGTCATGCTTCTTCTTGAATGCTGTTTGAACGAGGCGGGGATCAGTGTTGCTGATCTTGCGATCGAAAAAACGAACCGTGGTCTCGAGAAAATTCATTAGCTTTATCAGCTTCTGGCTCTCGTTCTCGCTCGGATTCAAATACAGCTCGATTCGCAATCGCAGTTCGAGTGCATCTTGTCGCAGTTTGGGGGTTTCATCCTGAAACTTCTCGAAGCGAGATTGCTTTTCCTCAATCGAGAGGTTGTCGGAACTGGTCTGAGTGACGATTGCGTCCCATCGGTATGCAAGTTCCTGCCAGAGCGTGAGATACGTTGCGCCGTCCTTGCGCAGGTTGTTGATCCACACCTGCCGCATCTGGGCAACCTTCGCCCTGGCCTTCCGCTGAGACGCGATGTTCCACATCTTCAACTCGTTCTCAGAACGGCGCGCCTTTTCCTCAGAGTCTTCATCGGAACTTTTCTTCTCGTGAGCGCGTTGCCTGTACGAGATGTAGATCTGGCCGGCAAGCGCAACCAAGCCGACCACGAGGCCCGAGAAGAACGGAACAACTACGCCCCAAACTTTCGAAAAGTTGTCCTCGCTGTGGACGGCCTTGGCGACCATGAGGATAAGTGCTTGCAAGTCGGCTTGATTCATCTACCGATTCTCTCCTGTGTCGAGAACGGTTGCATACGGATGAAATCTGGAGCACGAAATAGCCATCGTCTCAAGTCGCCAGCCATAGGGCTATAACGGCCCGAGGCAGCCCTTCGCTTGATGTGACACGCTTGGCCTTGTCGATGTCAGCATCTCCCTTCGATAGTCCGGTCAACACTGACCAAAGGTCCGACTGTGACTATCGACATCTCCAACACCGAACCCATCTCCATCATTCCCGGCGATACCGTCAAATGGACGCGAACGCTTGCGGACTACCCGGCCTCGGCCGGTTGGGCGTTGAGCTACGAACTGCTCAACGCGATGCATCGCTACGAGATTCACGCGACCGCTGACGGCAAGGCGTTTAGCATCGTTGTCTCCGCGCAGACCACGCAGAGCTATGCGCCCGGCTCCTACGACTGGCGAGCGCGCGCCACGAACGCCGATGAGGTCTACACAGTCGCCACCGGGCGCCTGACCGTTGCGCCATCGTTCGGCGCGGCAGGCGATGTCCGCTCCCATGCCCGGCGCACGCTGGAAGCCATCGAGGCCGTGCTCGAAGGCAGGGCCAGCAGCGCGACAGCCGAATACGAAATCAACGGCCGCCGCCTGAAATACATCCCTCTCAACGAGCTGCACGCGATGCGCACGAAGTATCAGCGCGAGGTCGCCGCGGAGGAGGGCAAGAGCGGCCCGCGGGGCGTCTCGGGCCGCATCATGGTGAGGTTCGGCGCATGAAGGCCCCCGCATTCCTTCGCAAACTCCTCCGCGGCAAGCCCATCACCAAGAAGACACAGGTCCGACGCTTCCAGGCGGCACGCATCGACCGCCTCTCGGCCGACTGGATCGCGACCTATTCGAGCATCAACGAAGAGCTACGCGGCGACCTTGACCGGCTTCGCGCACGCGGGCGCGAGCTGCGCAACAACAACGACTACGCGCGCAAGTTCTGCGGCATGGTCGAAACCAACATGGTGGGGCCGGCCGGCTTCGTCATGCAGTCGCGCGCCGAGATCGCGCCCGGCAAAGCCGACAAGCTCGCCAACGATGCCATCGAAGCGGCGTTCGTGCGCTGGCAGGCCGTGTGCGATGTCACCGGTCGGCAGTCGCTGCGCGACATGTGCGAGACGCTGGTCGGCGGTCTCCCCAGCGATGGCGAGTTTCTGGTGCGGATGGTACGCGGCCCCGACGCCCGCAACGAATTCAACTTTGCGCTGCAGCTCATCGACGTGGACCGCATCGACACCACCTTCAACGGCGTCGAGCATTCGACGGGGAACACCGTCATCATGGGCGTGGAGGTGGACGCCTACCGCCGGACCGTCGCAGTCCACATCTTCGAAGCCCATCCGAACGATGGCCCGCGCACGTCGCGCCAACGTGTGCGCCTGGCGGCCGAAGACATCATCCACGGGTTCAAGGTCGAGCGCGCCGAGCAGGTGCGCGGCATCCCGTGGATGGCCCCGGGCATGCTGAGCCTGCACCACCTGGGTGGCTTCATGCTCGCTGCGGTGCTGGCCGCCGAGCACGGCGCGAATCACTTCGGCTTCTTCACCCAGAACCAGGACGCGGCGCCGGGCACCTTGCCCATTGGCGACCGTGACGACGGCGGCGATGCGATCACCACGAGTCAGCCCGGCATCTACGACACCTTGCCGCCGGGCTACGACTTCAAGCCGCACGAGAGCAAGTATCCGAACGAGGTCTTCGGCCCCTTCGTGAAGACCGCGCTGCAGCGCGTGGCAAGCGGCTGGCGCGTGTCGTACCACGCGCTCGCGAACGATCTCGAAGGCGTCAACTTCTCCAGCATCCGCAGCGGCACGCTCGACGAGCGCGACCGGTGGTCATCAGATCAGCAGTGGTTCATCGACATCCTGCTCAAGCGCGTGCGCGCCGAGTGGATGGTGATGTCCCTGCTGTCGAACGCCATCACGATGCCGAACGGAAGTCCGCTGCCCGCGGCGAAGGTCGCGAAGTTCGGCGCGCACGACTGGCTCGGCCGTCGTTGGGAATGGGTGGACCCGCTCAAGGACATGAACGCGCGCATCGCCGGTGTGGGTGCGGGACTGGTGGCGCCGCAGGATCTGAGCGCGCAGATGGGCCGCGACTTCTACGACACCATGCTCAAGATCAAGGAAGCGCAGGACCTGGCGCAGCAGCTCGGCATCGTGCTGCCTGCCTATGCGTCGAAGGTCGCAGCGCCTGCGCCAAAAGCCCGACCTGCCAAGGTCGAAGAAGACGAAGAGGAAGAAGAAACCGCGACCTAGTGACATTGCGTGCCTTATGAATGTCAGTGCCGCGCAGTTGCAATAGCGGCATGACTTCAAGTCTTCCTCAAGTCCTTCGCCAGCACCTTCCCACCGGCCAACTCCAGCGCGCCTTCGTGGTGGAGCGAGCCTCCATCGACGAAGAGGCGCGCACTGTGAAGCTCGCCTTCGCAAGCGAGACGCCCGTCAATCGCGGCTGGTTCATCGAGGTGTTGGACCTCAGTCGAAAGTCCATGCGCACCGGCCGCCTCACCGCCAGCGCCAACCTCCTTTGCGACCACGACACACGCGATGTGGTCGCCGTCGTCGAGTCTGTGGAAATCGGTTCGGACAAAGTCGCCCGTGCCGTGGTTCGCTTCGGTCGAAGCGTGCGCGCGGAGGAAGTCTTCCGCGACGTGATCGACGGCATTCGCGTCAACGTGTCGGTGGGCTACATCGTCCACGAAGCGATTCTGGAAGGCACGAAGGATGGTGCCGACACCTACCGCGTGACCGACTGGGAGCCCTTCGAGCTGTCTCTGGTCAGCGTGCCAGCGGACGCGACTGTCGGTGTGGGCCGCAGTCTCCCCGCCGAGCTACCGGCCGCTTCTTCCATTGCTTCCCATCCTCCCCTTGCTTCCACTTTCCCAACCTCTACGGAGAACCGCGCCATGACGACGCCCGCAACCATTCCCGCCGCCAACCCGGCACCCACCATCGAAGTGATCGCGCAGCGCAACCACGCCAGCGAAATCAGCAAGATCGCCGCGGCCATGCCCGGCGGTGCCGAGCTGGCGATGCGTTCGATTCAAGCCGGCCACACGGTCGAGCAATTTCAAGCCGAGGCCCTTCGCGCTCTCGCCTCTAAGCCCGTGCCCACGGCCGACATCGGCCTGACGCAGAAGGAAACGCGCCGCTTCAGTATGGTGCGAGCACTCAATGCGCTCGCGAACCCGGGCGATGTCGCTGCCCGCAATGCCGCGGCCTTCGAATTCGAATGCTCGGCCGCGACTTCGCAGAAGCTCGGCAAGGCCTCGCGCGGCATCATGATTCCGTTCGAAGTGCAAAAGCGCGACATGGTGGTGGGCACGCCTTCGGCCGGCGGCAACCTCGTGGCCACCGACCTGATGTCGGGTGACTTCATCACCATCCTGCGCGATGCGATGGTGCTCAACACGCTGGGCGTGCGCTTCCTCTCGGGTCTGGTGGGCAACATCGCGATTCCGAAGCAGACCGGCTCCGGCAGCGCCTACTGGGTGGCCGAAGGCCAAGCGCCCTCCGAGAGCGCCGCGGCCATCGGTCAGGTCGCGATGTCGCCGAAGACGGTCGGCGCCTTCACCGACATCAGCCGCAAGCTGCTGCTGCAGTCGAGCATCGACGTGGAGAGCTTCGTCTCGGCCGACCTCGCCATGGTGCTCGGCCTGGCGATCCAGCGCGCAGCCATCTCGGGCGGCAGCGCTCCCAACGAACCGAGCGGCATCCTCGCCAAGATCGCCGCCAGCGTCATCGGTGGTGCCAACGGTGGCGCGCCGACCTGGGACAGCGTGGTGGATCTGGAGACGGCCGTGTCGGTCGCGAATGCCGACGTGGGCACGCTCGCCTACCTCACCAATGCCAAGGTGCGCGGCAAGCTGAAGAAGACCTTCGTCGATGGTCCCGGCACCGGCGAGCGCGTGTGGCAGAAGGGCAGCGAGCCGTTGAACGGCTACCGTGCCGCCGTCACCAACGCCGTGCCGAGCAACATCACGAAGGGCACCGGCGACAACCTGTCGGCGCTCATCTTCGGCAACTTCGCCGACCTCGTGATCGGCATGTGGGGCGGCCTTGACCTGATGGTCGATCCGTACACCCACAGCACCACGGGCACGGTGCGCGTGACGGCGCTGCAAGACGTGGATGTGGGCGTCCGCAACGAAGAGAGCTTCGCCACGATGGAAGACGCGGAAACCGCGTAAGTCCATGTTCGCCGAAGACCTGTCCGTTTTCTTCAGCGACTTCGCGGTGAACGCCTCGTTCACCGTCGAAGGCGTGCAGAAGACTGCGCGCGTCCATTTCGACAGCCCCTATGCGGCGCCGTTCGGGATGCAGGCCGATGCAGATTCGCCGTCGTGCCAAGGCGCGACGGCGGACCTCGCCGGGCTGCAGCGCGATGACGCGATCACCGTAGACGGGCGACCGTTCGAAGTGATGCGCGCCGAGGCCGACGGCACCGGCGTGACCAACCTCGTTCTGCGGAGCGTCTGACATGTTCCTGCTCGAAATCAACATCGTTGAGCGCTTGCGCGAGTCCTTGCCTGCGTGGGAGGTCTTGGGCTTCTCCACGGGCAAGGGCAATCGCGATGCCGCGGCGTTGGTGTCCGTCATGTTCGCCGCCGGCGCGCTGGCGGATGTGAAGGAAGGCGCTGTAGCGCTTGCCCCTGGCTGGAGCGTGCTGCTGTCGGTCAAGCGAGGGCCGGCTGCGGCGGCCCTGCTCGACTCGGCCATCGCAAAGGTCGTCGAGCGGCTTCACAACTGGGTGCCGGGTGAGGCAGGCGGGCGCAAGTGGGGCGCGCTGAAGTTGGCTCGCTTCTCTCCGCCCGAGTTCGCAGACGGCGGACTCATCGGCATCGAACTTCTCTTCTCCACGACGGGCCGTTACTTCGGCCAAGAGTGAAACCAACTACGGAGCCACCATGGCAAACATCTACGAAAAGAGTCAGTACATCATCCCGCGTGGTCGCGTCTTCTTCGACGTGCTCGACGCCGCCGACCAGCTCACGGGCGAGCGCCACCTCGGCAACTGCCCGACCGTCACGCTCAACATCGCGACGGAGAAGGCGCCTCACTACAGCGCCGAATCTGGTCCGGGCGTCAAGGACGCGAATCGCGTCGTGCGTATCGACCGCACCGGAAAAATCACCTGCGACAACATGAGTGTCGACAACCGCGCGATGTTCATCTCAGGCGAAAAGTCCACCGTCGCGCAGGCGACCGGCGCTGTGGCTGCAGAAGAGATCACCGTGATTCCCGGCCTCTTCTACCAGTTGGGCCGCACTGATGCGAACCCTGCAGGCGCGCGCAAGGTGTCGGCGGTCGTGGTCACGCCTGACGCCGGCGGCGAGCCCTTCGTGCTGGGCGAGGACTACACCGTGGATGCCGCGCTCGGTCGTCTGCAGATCCTCGCCGGCGGCGGCATCCAAGCCGGAAAGATCAAGGTCGCCTATTCGAAGCCGGCCACCACCTGGCTGCGCATCAAGTCGGGCGAAACGATCGATCTGCGCGGTGCGCTGCGTGTTCTTTCGAACGTGGCCGAAGGCGAGCAGAGCGACACCTATTGCCCGCTCGTGACGCTCTCGCCCACCGGCGATATGTCGCTCATCACCAGCGATGACGCCTATGTGCAGATGGAGTTCGACATCGAGGTGCTGACGCCGCCGAACGGCGCCGCGATCTTCGTCGATGGCCGGCCGCTGGAGGTCTAACCCTCGCACCTCGCTGCCGCTCTCGCTGAGCGGCGGCGACGCCTGGCGCTTCCCTTGAGGCGCCAACCGTCGCCGTACCGGTTCCCCTTCGCCATTCTCAAAAAGGTTTCCCATTGGGCTTCAAGCCGATTCAGATTGTTATCAATGCCAAGGACGACGCGTCCAAGGTAATCGACAAGCTGCAAGCGCGCCTTGCAGCGTTTGTGGCCGTCGTGCTCGGCTACTTCGGCATTCAGGCTTTCGCCGGCTGGATCAAGGGCGGTGCGGACTTCGAGCAGGCGCTGTCTCGCGTGCAGGCCGCCACTGGCGCGACCGCATCGGAGATGCGCGCGCTGCGCAAGGCGGCGCAGGAAGCCGCGGCCGATGCGCGCTACGGCTTCACCGAGCTGGAAGCCGCGGGCGCGTTGGAGAACCTGGCTAAAGCCGGCCTCGGCGTGCGCGATGCCATCGCCACGCTGCCCGCTGCAATGCAGCTCGCGCGTGCCGGCGACATCGAACTCGCGACCTCGGCCGAGCACCTGACGAAGATCGTCAACGGGCTTGGCCTGTCCTTTGCGGACTCGGGCCGTGTGGCCGATGTGCTTGCCAAGGGCGCGAACGCTACAAACACCAGCGTCACCGGTCTGGCGCAAGCCCTGAGCTATGCCGCACCGCTGGCGAACACGCTCGGGCTGAGTCTCGAAAGCACGGTCGCCATCATCGGCAAGTTCGCCGACGCCGGTATCGATGCGAGCCGCGCCGGTACGGCGTTGAACAGCATCCTCGCGCAGTTCTCGGACCCGGCCAGCAAATTCCGCACGGAGCTGGCCGCGGCAGGTATCACGACGGGCAACTTCGAGAAGATGCTGCACGAGCTGGCTGCGGCCGGCCCGGCGGGGCAACGGGCCATCGCGGCAGTGGGTCAGGAAGCCGGCCCGGCACTGCGCGCGCTGCTGAATCAAGGTGTCGACAAGCTCGATGAGCTGAAGAAGGCGCTGCAGGGCGCGACGGGCAGCGCAGCAGAGACGGCGGCCATCATGCAGTCGAATCTCAACGGCGCGCTCAATGGGCTGCGCACCGCATGGGATTCGACGGTCAACGCGCTTACGACACCTATCCTGCCGGTTCTGAAAGAGGGCGTCGAGCAACTGTCCGGCGCGCTACGAGCCGCGGTCGCTGATGGCTCGGTGGGGCGCTTCGGGGCTGCGCTGGCCTCGGCCTTTCAGAACGGCATCAAGTGGGTGCAGGCGTTCGTCGCGAGCGTCGATGTGCCTGCGCTGGTTGCGAAGGCGCAGGCACTCGCCGACCGTGTGGGTGCGCTGCTCGACAGCTTCGGGCAGAAAGCGCAGACCACGGGCAGCATCGTTCAGACGGTGTGGGGCGTCATGTCGGCCGGCGCGAACATGGTCATCGCGGCCATCTTCAAGATCGCCGAGGCCATGGCGAATGTGGTCAGTGCGGTGCAGTCCGGGCTCGCCACGATCATTTCCGGCCTGGCGAAGATCACGTTCGGCGACCTCTCGGCGGCGTTCAAGGCGGCGGCCGAAGAGGTGCGCATCTCAGCCGAGGCCACCGGTGCGGTGGCGGATGCGTTCGGCGATAAGGCCGGCGAAGCGTTCGACCGCGCGGCCGAGGGTGCAGAGCAGGCGCGCACCGGATGGGCGGGCCTGACCGACAGCGCCGCGGAGACGACCGCAGCGGCCACCAGCGGCGCCGCGGCGTTCACCAATATGGCGGCCGAGATGAAGGCGGCCGGCGACAGTGCGCAGGATGCCGGCCAGAAAGCCGCCAGCGCGGCCGAAGTGCAGCGAGCGAAGGCCGATGAGGCCCGGGAGTCGGTCAAGCGCCTGCACGCCGAATACGACCAAGCCAGTGCGACCGGAAATCTTGAGCTGGCCGTGCAGAAGCTCGACGAGCTGAAGAGGGCCAATCTCGCCGCGGCCGATGCGGCCGTGACCAACAAGCACGCGCAGGCCGAAGCTGCGGCCGAGCTGGCCGCAGCCTTCACGCGCGCCGGCATCGAGACGAAGGAACAGCTTGAAACCACGGCGAAGACCGCGCTGCGCGATTTCGAGCTGATTCGCGACAGCGGCAAGGCGACGGCCATCGGCCTGGGCGAAGCATGGAAGCGCGCCGCCGAGGCCGCCATCGCGGCGGGCAATGGCGCGGCGCCCGCTTGGGTTCAGGCGCAGGCCGCGATGCGTGGCTTCGATGTCGTGCTCGACAGCGCCGGCCGTTCCACGCTCAAGCTCCGCGAGGCGCAGATTGACGCGACACAGGCGGCCTACGGCCTGGCGGGTGCGCTGCGCGAGGTCACCAGCGCCCGCGAGCGCGACATCGAAGCGCGCGAGAAAGCGAACGCCTTGAAAGAGCGCGAGCACGCGCTCGAAGACAAGCGCCTCGGCCGCGACGCGAGCGGTTTCTCGACCGACAAGAACGGAAAGACCGTCAATGCCGGCAGCGACCTAGGCACCTTGACCGGTGTCGCCGCTTTCCTAAAAGCCGCGGGCGTGGCCGACGAGAAGAGGGCGCGCGCAATCGCGATGGAGTTCGCCGACGCGAAGGGCGACATCACGTTCTTCAACAACCCCGGACAGAAGAAGTACGGCGGCGACGGCGGCACGCTGAGCATGGCGCTGCTGAAGGCGGCCGAGAAGGAAACGTTCTTCGGCAAGGGGCAGGCGCCGACCACGATTCCGCAGCCGGAATCAAACCGCACGGTGAATCTGCAGCTCAACCTCAATGGGCGCGACTACGGGCGAGTGAGAACCGACGCCGCGGGTGCTGATGCCATTGAGGGGCTGCTCGCGCAACTCAGTGCCGCGGCCGGCACTTCTTCCATTCGTCCGAGCTAAGCATGTCAGCAACCAAGTTTCACGCCCTCGCAGGTCTGCCCATTCCGCGCGGCATGGTTTGGTCCGACGAGTTCGGATGGAGCCGCGTACAGAAAAGTCTCGAGTATTCGCTGACCGGCGCGGCCTTGATCGATGTCGGCGTGCGCCTGGCGGGTCGGCCCATCACGCTGCAGGGCGAGGTCGAGGCCGGATGGATCAAGCGTGGCGCGCTCGTCGCCCTGCAGGCGCTCGCGGATTCGGACCCTGACGGCGAGCACCTGCTCGTCCTGGCGGACGGCCGCACGTTCAACGTGCAGTTTGCTCCCGTCGAACTGCCCATCGAAGGCAAGCCGCTTGCGCGGCCAGAGCTGCCCGTCGAGGACTACCCCTACATCGCCACCGTGCGACTCATCGAGATCTGACCCATGACCATCAACGCAGCCGATCTGAAGCTGGTGAAGTCCCAAGTGATGGACGACGTGCCCGAGGGCGGCGGCGCGCCCACGAACACCGAAATCATCGACGGCGCCAGCAACGAAATCTTTCCCGATGTCTCCGAGTTCGACCGCGCCGGCGGCCGGGTCAAGCTGCGCAAGATTGCCGTGCGCGTGGACACGCCGAACCGTGACATGTTCCAAGGCGCGAACGTCATCATTGCCGAGCCGCCGGACGATCCGAATATCTCGGCGACGTTGTTCAGTACGGGCAACTACTTCGACCGCCGCGCCGATGCGGTCTCGCGCATCGAGGCCTATCTCTCCATCGGTGTGCAGTACCCCGGTTACCTCTACGGCAACCACATCATTGGGCAAGACACGCTGCTCGTGTACCAACGCACGAACGATCTGCCGGGCATCGGCGACACGCTCGTGCTCACCAAGCGCGAGGGTTTCAGCGACCAGTTTCAACAGTACGTGCGGATCACCGAAGCATCGGCCGAAGAGCGCACCTTCGAGGATGACAAGGGTGTCTATACCCGCTGGGTGCTGCGCCTTCGCCTGGCCAACAGGCTGGTGCAGGACTTCCCCGGCTTCGACATGTCGCGCTACGAGTTCACGAAGGCGCAGATCGCACAGCTCACGAAGCTGAGCGATACGGTCGTGGCCGACGCCGCGAACTACTTCGGGGTTGCGAAGCTGGCCGAGGCGGGAAGCATCGGCGATTTCTCGATCAAGGCCGATTCCATCTTCACGCAGCTTGTCCCAAGCGCGCAGATCGAGACGACGCTCGCAGACACGCGAACGAACACCTTGAAGGCCGGCGTCGTCGCGGCCGGCGACAAGATCACGCTGAACATGAATGCCGTTTTCTCGACGGCGCAGAGCCTCTTCATCGGCGGCGCCGTCGCACCTGGCACGCTGACGCTCATCGGCAGCGGCGTGACGCTCACCGACAGCGGCGGACGCCTGATGAACGGCGGGACTCAGGTCGGAACGATCGACTACGAAAACGGCGTCCTGCAGCTCATCATCAATGTGTTCGGGCTTGCCGGTGTGGCCTTCAGCCTCGAATACGCGCCCGCCGTGGCACCTCAGGCCGTCACGCAGTCGCAAGGCTTTGAGGTCAAGATCGCCACGCAGTCGCGCAGCTACGTGCGCACCATCGAGCCGGCGCCCGTGCCTGGCACGCTGAGCATCAGCTACATGGCGCAAGGCCGCTGGTACGTGCTGCGCGAGCAGGGCGATGGCTCGATTCGCGGCGCAGACAGCTCCATCGGCTCGGGCATGCTCAACCCGAGCACCGGCACCATCTCGACTACCTTCGGCGCGCTGCCCGACGTGGGCACCTTTGTGATCTATCAGTGGGTCGCACCCGCAGCCGCGCGCGATGCCGATCAACTGCAGCTCGACAACGACGGCAAGTTCTATTGGCCGTTCAACACCTCGGGTGAGTCGTCGCTCGTGGCGGGGGCGAAGGCGATCACGCCCGGGCAATTGGTCATCACATGGAACGACGGGACGCTGAAGACGGCGACCGACGACGGCCTCGGCAACCTGACGGGCGATGCCTCCGGCCGCGTGGCCTACGCGCGCGGCGTCATCCGCGTGAGCCCCAATGTCCTGCCGGCGCCTGGCACCACCTTTAACGTGTCCATCGGCAGCAGTGCGAAGACCGCGGCCACGCTCACCATCGCTTCGGGCAGCGGCAGCTTCGGCATGACCGGCATCACGCCCGGGTCCGTCGAGTTCGTGGTCGAGGGGCAACTGCGCGGGCAATACCTGTTGACCGGCGTCGTCAACTGGGGCCCCTCGGCGAGCTATCGCATCAGCGACGACGGCAACGGCGTGCTGCGTGCGCACTTCGCCGACCGCACGGTGAACGTCGGAACCATCAACTACGCGGCGGGCACGTTCGTGCTCAACGCGAACACCGTCATCCCTTCCGACATCGCCGCGCAGGCCGTCGCATGGGACAACGTCTATCTGCTGATGGATGAAGACACCCCGCCGATCTGGCAATACGACGTGGCCTGACGAGGAAATCCAATGCCTGACGTTCTCATCCCCTACAGCCCGACCGGCAAGAGCAAGAAGCTCGTGCCCTTCGCTTTCATCGCCGCCGGAACGGTGCTCTCTCTCAACCTGGGCGCCGTGGCTTCGGCAGCGGCCACTTTCTCGACCTCGGCGGCAGCGACCGACTTGCTCGCTGGCGACATGGATCAGCTTCACCTGAAGACCAACGTCGCAAATGCCTTCTCGCTCTCAGGTGCGCGCTTCAAGCGGGCAGGGCAGGACTACATCGTGAAGGCAGACGGCAGTGTGCAGGTGTATCTCTCGCCTGTGACCGGCAACGGCACCACGGTGGGCATGATGACGCCTGCGCAGGGCGAAGTGCTGCTCAATGCGTGGGCGGCTGGCGGCTCGCCCGCTGTCAGCGACTGGCGCGGTGTCGCCGCTGCGCCCATCAATGGCGCCGACACGCCCTTTACGTCCTATGCGGTCACCTTCCGCACGCCGGTGGCGCCGCTGCGCACCGGAAGCCTTTCGGTGCTCGGCACGATGCAGGACGGGACCACGTTCAACGTGACCGCGGACAGCAATGGCTACATCAACACCGCGCGCATCAAGGGGCGCGCGAACTACACGACCGGCGTCGTCACGCTGGTGGGCGTGACGCCGAGCGGCGCCGGCGGCCAGACGCAAACGGATCTTTCCTTCCTCGGCATCCCGGGCGTGGGCAATGCCTTCATCGACCTGATTCGGCAGGAGACGCTGCGCTTCAATGCGGTGGCCTTCACCTACTTGCCTCTCGATGCGGCGCTGTTGGGCATCAACCCCGTACGCCTGCCGAGTGACGGCCGTGTGCCCATCTTCAAGGCTGCCGGCTTCGTCGTGGTGGGCCACAAGGCCACCACGGCGCCGGCACCGGCGGTCAACGGCGGTACGGTGGATTGCGGGCGCACGCGCCTGTCGCGCGTCCGCGTCATCGGTGCGGACGGCCGAACCATCGAGACGGGATACACCGTGGACCGCGAGGCGGGCATCGTGACGTGGGTCGATGTCACGGGCTACTCGCAGCCGGTGCGCGTCGAGCACCGCATCGAAGACATGGGGCAGCTCCGCGAAGCGGGCATCGACGGCACGCTCGTGATGCTGCGCGCGCTGAGCCACAACTATCCGCTCGGCTCGTATGTCTCCAGCGCCTTCGTTGCGGCGGACATGCGCTCGCGTGTGTCGCTGCTCTTCGATCAAGCCACCTGGAATCCGCAGACCTTCACCGATGCGCTGAGCGGCGCCGAGGCGCCGGCGGCCTACAACGACATCGGCTATCCGGTGCAGGTGCTCAACGATGGCGCCGTGGCCGAGCGGTGGGTGCTGCTCTTCAGGACGAATACGACCGTCGATGTGATCGGCGAGCACGTCGGCAACCTCGGCACCTTCAGCATCAATGCGGACATCGCGCCCATCGACGGCATCACCGGCAAGCCGTACTTCGTCATGCGCTACGAGGGCTGGGGCAGTGGGTGGGTGCCGGGCAATCTGGTGCGCATGAACACGGTTCCCGCCATCGCGCCTTTCTGGCTCGCTCAGACCATCAAGCAAGGCCCGGCAGCAGGCGAGGACTACACGTTTTCGGTGCTGGTGCGCGGAAACATCGACAACCCGATTTGAGACTGATTCATGACCTCCCCTGTTGATACCTCGGTTAAGTACATCGCGAGCAACATGCCCAACGCGCCCGGCTTGTCTGGTGTGGCCGGCTCGCTGATTGCGCTGCTCGACGCGTTTCTCGTGACGGGCTTCAATACCGTCAATCTGACTTCGCTTGTTGTCAGTGGCGGCGTAGCGACCGCGGCCTTCACCGGCACGCATGCGGCGCAGATTGATTCGGTGGCCTTGATTGCCGGCGTGGCCGGCGGCCCGGTGGGCTTCGCAGGCTTGAATGGCGAACAGAAAATTACGGGCGCGCCTTCGCCAACGACGCGCACCTTCGCGACGGCACTCCCGGATGGCACCTACACGGGCACCATCACGATGAAGATGGCGCCCCTCGGCTGGACGAAGGTCTATGCCGGTGCGAATGTCGCGGTCTACAAGAGTTCGGACCCGACCAGCTCGGGCAATCTTCTTCGCGTCGATGACACGGGCACGACCATGGCGCGCGTGGTCGGCTACGAATCGATGTCCGACATCAATACGGGCTTGGGCCCCTTCCCGACACCGGCGCAGATCAGCGGCGGGGGCTATTGGGCCAAGAGTTCGCAGGCAAATGCGACGGTCACGCAATGGCTCTTGACCGGCGACAGCAACGCCTTCCTTTTCACGAATGCAGCGGCTATACCAGCCAGCGCTAACTTTTTGGGCACCGTGACTCGCGGTTTCGGCGACCCGATCACGCAGAGGCCCGGCGGCGACACATATGCGTGTTTCTTGAACTGCGGCATTGTGGCCACGCCCACTATCGCGGACGGCGGTTTTGATCGTCGTTGGGACGGCGCCAGCAACATGACGTTCTCGCCGCGCACGCACACAGGCCTCGGCTCCGGCGTTGCGCAGTACGCGAGAACGATGACGGGCAGCAGCTCGGCGGCTTCCGGGCAAGACGCCACCCTTGGCATCTTTCCGAATGAAGCCGTGGACGGTGCCATTCGGCTGAGTCGCCGCGCGATCACGCAAGTTGGGTTCGCCGGGCTTCGGGCTTTCGTGCCGGGGGTGTTTCACATCCCGCAGGATCGGCTCGGCGCTGTCTTCAGCAACTTCGACAAGTTCGCGGCCACCGATGGTCGTCGCTTCATCGTGATGCAGACCTCCGGGAACACGCTCGACACCACTACTGTGCCCACATTTGGCGTGGTGCCCATCGACGTTACGGGGCCATGGCGCTAAGGCATGACGACAGTCGATCTGGGCAATTTCATCTCGGTGGACTACACGGCCGCCGCAGGGGCCATCGCGCCGGCAACCGCTTATGCGAACTGGGCGGCGGAGTTGGGCGTCTCGCCCACCGCCTCGCTCTATGCGATGGATGCTGATGATGGTTCGTGGGCCGTCAATTTCGCTGCACCTCCGATGGTCAATTCCCCGCTGGTCGTGGGCATGGTGTCGTCTGAGGGCGGGGTCGGCCTCTACAAAAGGGCACCGATCAATACCGGGGCTGCCACGGTCACCAACATACCGAACGTGAGTCGGATGAACCTGCTGACGGACAGGCCGGATGTGCTCTTCACTTTCCATCCGCAAGCCGACTTGAAGAGCGTCGGCATGAAGCTGCAGCGCAGTGGGACAACCACCATCATCGGCGGCCGGGTGCAGCAGTTTCAAAGCACCACGACGCCGATCAACGTGGCCGACTTTGCAATGCGCATGAACGGCAGCGCCGGCCTCGTCTTGATCGTCTCGGCCCCGGCGGGCGATACGCCCGTGCCGCTGTACGTCATGGACGGTTCGGTCAGCCTGGCAGGTGCGCTCATGGACACGGTGGCGGCCGGCACTATTCGGGAAATCTCCGCCTTAGTCACCAACAATTCCGGCTCCGCGCTTTCCGCGGTGCGCCTTGACGATCTGAAGGCCGCGAACTCGCTCGCGTGGACCGGGACGCCCGTCGCGTTTCGCCAGCTCGGCGAGGGCCGGGTGGGGCGCAAGAATTTCTCACTCGGCGACCGCGGCGCCAGCAATGCGCGCTTGCGTGCGACCACCAAGGACAAGGGCTCGCCCAACATCCCGGTATCCGAGCGCGTGCGGCTATATCGCCAGCGCGATGGCCTGCTGATTCGCGAGACGTGGAGCGCGCCCGGGACCGGCATCTACTCGTTCGATTACATCGACGAGACCGAGGTCTACACCGTCATCAGCTACGACCACGACGGCAACTTTCGTGCGGTCATCGCGGACGGGCTCAGTCTGGCAAATGGCGCGCTGGAGCTGATTGCATGAGCTTCACGCAAACCATTGAAGCGAGCGACGCGATGCTGCAGGGCTTCGCCGGGCTGCTCGATGCCGATGCGAACCCCGCCTATGCGGTCCTGTTCGACGGCGCCGCGGTGGCGCTCGTGACGGTCGTTTTCGCGCGGCCTGCAGCGACGCTGGTTGCGCACGAACTGCGGTTCGCGCAGGCACAGGCCGGCGGAGACATGATCCTCGTGCAAGGCAATGCGGCGAGCTTCAAGCTCTACAACGGCGCCGGCGTGCTGCTGCTCAGCGGCGATGTCTCGGACATGGCCGGCGCCGGCGCGCTCAAGATCAGCGGCACCACGGGGACACTGCTTTACGAGGGCGCTCGCGCGATCCTCGGCGAGCTGAAGATGGTGTGATGTGGCGGCAGCAGATCTTGTCTTCCAAGGCGCGCCACTCACCACGGGCGATCTTGTCTTTGGTGACGATGGAAGCAGCACCGTCACCGATGCGGTCGTCAGCGGGGCCATTGCGCTCATCCGGCCGACGCTTTCCGGACGGGTTGCGCTCGGTGCGGTTGCGTCGGGCGTCATTGCACTCAAGCGCCCGACGCTCGTTGGCGAGGTCGTCTACAACACCGACACGCAGCGGCCCCTCGTGGCACGCACCGCAGTGCGCTTTCAGGATGCGCTCGCCGTCGAGGCTGGCATCGAAGACGGCGCGCGCGAGGGCCTGCCCCTGTCTGGCGCGTGGCATGGGCGGTTTCAGCAAGGCCTCGCATTGCAGCTCGGCGCCTATGCGGAGTTCGCCGATGCCGCGGCTCTGCATACACAGGCCAGCGTGCGGTTCGCAGATGGGCTGCGCGTGGGTGCCGGCATCGCGTCGCGCTATCAGGATGGCACGCTGCTGCGCGCCTGGCGCAGCGTTCGTTTTCAGGATGCCGCAAAGCGTGATGGACGGCCTATGCGTGCGCGGTTTCAGGACGGCAACGTCATTCGGCTGCCGGGCGCAGTCCGCTTTCAAGACGCCTTGCTGCTGCAGCTCGGCATCGCGCAAGCCGATGGCGATGGGCTGCTGCTCGAAGTGGGCAAGACGACGCGGTTTCAGGATGCCATCCGGCCGCCACCTGGGCGCAGCGGCAACCCCGAGCCACCGAAGCCCGAGCCTTGCTACATCCCCGACGCGCACCTCGTCTTCGCCGAGCGCTGGTCGCCGAACGCGAACCTCGTGTTCGTGTGCGAGCGGCACGCAGGCCCTCCGACCGTCGTTGTTCCCATTCGAAGGGCGTACATCGTGCAAAACAGTGTGACTCTCGTCCGCGTCGATACCGGCGATGTCATTCAGGCCTCGGGCTTCAGCATGAGCCTGTCGGCCAGCTCGTGGACATGGCAATGGAGCGCTGCGCTGCCGGCAGCGGCATTGCCGCTGCTGCGGCCGGGCAGCGACGGCCTACCGGTCGATGTCCTTGCGACGGTCAACGGCGTGGGCTTCCGCCTGTGCATCGAAAAACGCGGGCGTGATCGCCGTTTCGGTTCTGCGACGCTGAGCATTTCGGGTCGGGGGCGCGCGGCCGTTCTGGATGAGCCTTTCTCGCCGACGTTGAACCACGGCAGCGACGACCCGCTGACCATCGAGCAGTTGATGATGAAGGCGCTCACCGTCAACGGCGTGGGCATCGGTTGGGATCTTGATTTCGGTCTGTCGAACTGGGTTGTGCCCGGTGGGACATGGACGTATCAGGGAACCTACATCGGCGCGATTCTCGACATCGCGAACGCGGCCGGCGCCATCGTGCAGCCGCATCGCACGGCGCCCACGCTGCGCATCCTGCCGCGTTATCCGTCCGCGCCGTGGGAGTGGGATTCGCTGACGCCTGATTTCGAGCTTCCCTCTGCGGTGGTGTCCGTCGAGGGCATCGACTGGCAGACGAAGCCTGACTACAACCGAATCTTTGTGGTCGGTGCCACGAGCGACGGCGTGCTCGGCAATGTGGTTCGCAGCGGCACCGCCGGCGATCTGCTGGCGCCGATGGTCACGCACGCGCTGATGACTGATGCCATTGGCGCAAGGCAGCGCGGGCTCGCCGAACTGTCGGACACCGGTAGGCAGGCATTGGTGAGCCTTCGCCTGCCGGTATTGCCTGAAACCGGCGTGATCTTGCCCAACTCACTGGTTCGCTACGTCGATCCCGAAGAAGGGCCGCGCCTCGGCCTCGTGCGCGATACGTCCCTCGACTGGCAGCGGCCCGTGCTGCGCCAGACCCTGCAGCTCGAAACCCACGAAGGCGTCTAGCCATGGCCGGAAATATCTATCAGCAATTTTTCAAGCTACTGCCGCGCCGCTCGCGGCAGGTCGGAACCATTGTCGCGATTGAGGGCGATGTCGCTGCCGTGGAGCTGCCTGGCGGTGGGCTGCTGACGGTCGTCGGCGTTGGTGCGGTCGGCGATCAGGTCTTTGTGCGCGACGGCGTGATCGAGGGCCAAGCGCCTGAGATGACGCCCGTGCTTATCGAAATTTAACAAGAGAGAAGAGGCACCTCATGGACATGGGCGACATCGCCGGCAATCCGATCGCGCAGCTTGCGGCGCTGATTCTTTCCGTTGCCGGTGGCTACAGGGTCTGGCGCGCGCAGCAGCCGACCGAAGCCAAAGAGCGCGCCGACAGCGAGGGGCAGATTGCCGCGCTCGCGACCTGGCAGGCATTGCTCGAAGGCGAGCGAGCGGCGCGCGTCAAGGCCGAGGAGCGCGCCGACAAGTTCGCGGCCGAGCGGAACCAGGCGATGCAAGAGCTGTGGGAAATGAAGGGCCAGCTCAAGGTCATGAACGAAACGCTCACCGCGCAGACCCTTGAACTGGGCTCGCTGCGCGACCTCGTTCGCCAACTGAAGGACCAACGAAATGCACAGTGAATTGCATATCGACGCCGACCATGCGTCGAAAGAAGAGCAGCCGCGCATGCGCGTGCCGCGTCAGTGGCGCCGCCTCTTCGAAACCTTGGGTGTCGTCGGGAGCCTGTTCCTCGGCGGCTTCGGCTCGGGCTACTTCTGGGCCACACGCAATGCCGAGGTGCAGATGACGCGCCAGCGCGATGACCACCTCGCGGAAATCGACCGGCTGCGCGAAGCCTTCGGCGACCGCCTCACTTCCCTCGCCGGCCGCGTGAATCAGGCGGCCGGCACCGCAGCTAGCGCTGCACAGACCGCGGGTGAAGCCGCGAGCACTGCGCAGACCGCCGCACAAACCGCCAGCCAAGCCGCGAAGACTGCGGCAAAGGAGTTCAAGAAACCATGATCGACACACAGACCCTCATCGACTGCACGGGCGCCTCGCGTGCCAACGCCGAGCGCTACGTCCTACACCTTGCGGACGGCATGAACCGCTTTGGCATCCACTCCGATAGTGCGGTGGCCGCGTTCCTCGGACAGCTTGTGATCGAGTCCGAGACGTTGGAGAAGGTCGAAGAAGGCCTCAACTACAAGACGCCAGCGCGCTTGCGCGAGATCTTCCCGAGCCTGTTCGTGCAGGGTGGGTATCGGGCTGAGGACTACGTGCGCGATCCGCAAGGGCTGAGCATGCTGCGCTACAAGGGCTTCCATGGCCGCGGCCTAATTCAGTTGACTTGGGAAGACGCCTACGTCGCAGCGGGGCAGGCTCTCGGCGTGAACTACCGCGCGAACCCCGAGCTGCTGCTGCAGCCGCAGCATGCGGCGATGTCGGCGTGCTGGTTCTTTGCCGACTTCAAGGGCTGCCTGCCGGCGGCCGAGCGTGGCGATGTCTACGACATCACCGGGCGCGTGAACGGCCCGAAGCGGCTCAAGCTGGCCGAGCGCAAAGCGGCGACCGCGCGTGCCTACAAGGTGCTGAGCAAATGAGCTTGATACAAGCCCTGTTTATGGCGCTCGGGCTGAGCGTGGCGGGCAATGCCGCGCTCGGATGGGCTTGGGTTGGTGCGCTCGAGAAGGCTGCGACGACAGTCGTCGAGCGCGATAACGCGCGGTCGGCGGCGTCGGCATGCAGCGATGCGACTGAAGACCTTCGCGACCTCGCGGACAAGCGTGGCGTCGAGGCAAAGAAGGCGCAGGCCGCAGCACGCAGTGCGGCGATTGGGCGGCAGCAAACCGCAAACACAATCCTGAGCACACCGGCGGCCGTGCCGGGCAATGCATGCGCGAGCGCGCAGGTTCGTGTCGATGCGTGGCTGAGGGGTAGGGTGCAGCCATGAGGCGTTATGCGCTCCTGGCGGCCGTCGTGGGCCTTGCCGGCTCACTCGCCGCGTGCGGGGTGGCCCCGCTTCAAACGGTGAAGGTGCCGGTCCCGGTGGAATGCCGCGTGGAGGTGCCGGCGCGGCCGGCCATGCCAACCGAAGGGCTTGCGCCCGGCGTGGATCTCGACCGATTCAGCGCGTCGGCGCTGGCTGAGCTTGAACTCCGCGAAGGCTACGAGGGCGAGTTGCGCGCGGCACTTGCCGAGTGCATCAAGTCGATCCGTGCAGAGCGCTTGCGGGTGCCTGTCAGCGCGGGCAAAGATAGCGAGCGCACCGATGTTCGAATCGCCGTGACGGTCTATCGGATGAAGTAAAGCGTCGCCGAATCTTTTCTGCCCCGACTCACTGCGGCCGCTGCCAACAATTCGGTCTCAATCCGGTTGTTCACTTCACGGGAGAGCTGGGCGCTGGTGGCGATGACGGCGACGGCGCTGGTGACGGCGATGGCGCTGGCGACGGCGCTGGTGACGGCGATGGCGGCGTTGTATCCGCCAGTTTGACCATCGTGGCGGCGTCTGCTTTGGCGGCGGCCATTGAACAATTCAGGCTCATTGCGATCGCGTAAGAAATGCGCTTTTGCGTGTCGGGCTCCGGCTCACCGTTTATGAGCTTCATGCTGGCTGCCACTGCGTTTGCAACCTCCTTCTGCCGATTCAATTCCACAGTCGCTGAAAAGGCGTTGTTCATTGAGAGCTGCAGCGCGTTGGTCGCTCCGGATAACCCAGCCCAAGCTTTAGCCGCAGTGCCGTGAGCGATAGGCGCGATAACCGAGCCAGCAAGAACGCCAATGGCCCCTAGAGACCCCTGAACGGCGCCGGCGGCACCAGCGTACTGTCCGTGATAGTTGTAGATGGCAAGACAGTGGGTAGCGGCTTTGAGAATCGCGTCATTCGCATCCCCAGGGCCGCATGTAGTGGCGTTGGTGCAAAGGTCGCTTGATTTGGCAGCCCAGGGAAGCGAGCTGGCAGGGGACTTGAGAACCAGCTGATTGAAGGTTTCGCAACCGCAAAGCACGGCCACAGCGAACGCTACAGTCGTAGCGCGATAAATGATCTCCATCATGCCCTCCAGCCTTTAGGCTTTTTTTCGTATAGCTTTGTAGCATCTGAATGCCAAATAGCACAAGATGTTGCTGTCTAAGGGTGTTTGCGGGGCGCGCCGCGGCCTTCTTCGTGGACGGATCAATGCCCTCGCTATCGTTGAGCAAACAACGCTTTGAGAGCCGAGTCGCGATAGAGAGGGCGCAAGCCGCTGTCGGCAGCGTCTTAGCTCGGGGTGGCGCGCTTGAAGTAGTCGCTGCCGAGGGCGCAGGCCATGCCGGTCGCATCAACCTGGGAGACGACGGCGCGGATGGGCTGGGGATCGCTGCCCGCCGGTTCTTCCTTGGTCACAGGAATGCACCACCAAACCTGCCGCCAATATTGCCGATAGCTGTGTTCCTGTTGGCCCTCGATTCGCAGGCCTCCACGTTTGATCTTCTTCACTCGCGCGTAGTCTACGAAGGCGACTACCTCAGTCGGGTCTGTCCTGCTTCGGTACAGGTGCGCTTCCTCGTGGGGGTAGCTCCGGCCCGCATCCCCGAAGCACAGCCAGCCGCGAACGGGGTGCGCTTTCGCCTGGCCTTCGGGGCGCGGTTCGCCGGATTGGTAGAGGATGTAAACGTCGCACAACACTGTATAAATATACAGTAACATGTACTCATGGAAAACGTGCCCGCAACCCTCTGGATTGCTGCCTGCGCGCACCGGCTGCAGCAGCAATGGCATACGGTCGATCCTCTCCAGTTGGAGGAAGTCGCGCGCGACCTTTGGCGCGACGAGCGGCTGCGAGCAATGCCGCCGGATGAGGCGGCTGTCGATTGGTTGAAGCCGATAAGCACCGCGGAGTGAGGATGCGGCGCGCTGTTGATCGGTGCTGCGGGCACCCTGAGCATTGAGTTCCGGCATGAAAGCTGGTGGGACAGCCCGAAGCGTTCGGCTGATACGGTGGCCTGGCTGCGCGACGTTGGCGCCGTGCATACCGTTGTGGACGGGCCGCAAAGGGCCGTCAACAGCGTGCCGGCGGTGTGGGAGTCCACGCGCCCCGACTACGCTCTTCTGCGGCTCCACGGACGCAATGTGCTGACGTACAACGCGAAGGTGCAATCGGCGGCCGAGCGCTTCGAATACGACTATCTCGAAGACGAGCTTGTCGAGCTGGCGGGCGAGGCCGTCCGCCTGGCTTACAGGGTCAAGCACATGCACGTCATCTTCAACAACTGCCACGAAGACAAAGGGCAGCGCAACGGCATCACCTTCGCCAGAATGCTGCTTGTCAATAAATAGTCGATTTCATAGAGCTTCGTCGAAGGGTGCGGGCATGCAAGAGACTGAACGGCTCATCAATGAGGCAATCAAACATTTCGCGGATGCAGTTGTTCCGCTCTACAGGCAGCGCAAGGGAATGCCGGTTCACATCGGCACCGGCTTTTTCGTTCGTTGTCAGTCACGTTCATTCTTGGTAACGGCAGCGCATGTTCTTGACGAGGGTGATGGGGCTGACGGGCGCTTGTTTTACTACGTTGGTCCGCGCGTCACTCGCGATGTCACCGGACAGGTAGTGCGGACGCGGCGAGACCATGGGCGCGACAGAGACTTGTGCGATGTCGGCGTGGTCGAGATCGTTGGGGAAGAGCCGCCATACCCAGCCGCAAAAAAGGCGGCACTGGACGTCCATCTCCTCTTGCCGAACGATGCGCCGCGGACGGGAAAGCTCTATGCGTTTGTTGGATTTCCGGAAACGCGAAATCGTGCAGATCGAGTCAAACGCGAGATCGCCGCCTTCCCGTATGGATACCAGCTAGTTTCAGACCCAGGGCCAGCTTACGAGATGCTTGGCGTGACGCAAGACTCGCATCTCGTCCTCAATTTCGAGGCTGAAGGCCTGCTTCGAGGGGTGCAGGTTAAGTATCCGAAGCTGCAAGGAATGAGCGGTGCGCCGATCTGGGTGCTGGGCGGCGAGTCAGCGCGGGACTGGGCGTTCGGCTTTCCTATCGTGGCAATCGCGACTAGGCATTTCAAGAGGGAGAAGAAGATCCTTACGACGGATGTCAGGCACGCAGTTCGAATGATTGGTGAGTTGCTGTCAAGGCCGCCGGGCTACGAATTTCATCGGAACCCGGCGTTCCAAGAGCGGTATCCCTCCTAG